ACACTTGTCCTTATTGTTCTCATGAGAGGAAGAAGAGTAAAGAAAAAACATTATCAATAACTATCAAGGATAACATTGGGTTATTTTTTTGCCACCATTGTGAAGAGTCAGGAAGTATAGATTATATGTCAACATCAGGGATGCCAACAGTGCCATTAGAAACCCAATCAACTATACCAGATAGTATCAGTTACAGCATGAAGGTTGGTAAGAAACAGAGAGATTATTTAGACTCAAGGAAAATTAATGGAACCTCTGAAGGTAAACATATAGTTTCAGGTAAGAAATATTTCTTCGACAAAAATGGTGGTGGCTCCAGCCAAGAAGCTATTGGATTTAGATACGTTAACCTTGATGGTAGTGAGGCTGTCAAGTGGAGATGTTTAGACTTCAAAGGATTCACTCAAGATGGTGCAGCTAGATCTCTATGGGGGATAGAGAATTTTAAGTCTGGGAATATAATTATTACAGAAGGAGAGATTGATTGTCTATCCTTCAGGGAAGCAGGGTTCACTGAAGATAATGGATGGACTGTAGTATCAGTACCTAATGGGGCACCCAGTTCAGTATCAACCAATGATAACTCAAGAAAGTATTCATACCTATGGGATGCTAAGGATGCACTAGCTAAAGCAGAAAAGATAATCATAGCGTCAGACAACGATAAGCCGGGTGACTCATTAGCTGAAGAGATAACCCGAAGGATAGGTAGACATAAGTGTTGGAGATTAAAGTATCCAGAGGGTACTAAGGACGCCAACGAAGTACTAGTAAAGTATGGTAAAGATGTTGTTAAGGATATGCTGGACAGTGCTATACCCTGGCCGATACAGGGATTAAGATCAGTACTAGAGTACGAAGGACACGTACTTAAGTACCACAATGAAGGCCCAGTAATTGGTACAGGTACAGGAGTTAAGCCAGTAGATGAATTGTTTAACGCATGTCCCGGCTCATTCGTTGTTGTTACAGGTATACCGGGATCAGGTAAATCTACATGGTTAAGCTGGCTGCTCATTAAGCTTGGCTCAAGAGATGACCAGAAGTTTGCTGTATGGTCTGCCGAGATGCCACCTACCATGCTAGTATCAAATCTATGTGCCACGTACAAAGAGAAAGCCTTTAGAGGATCCAATGGTATGAGTCCTGAAGAGGTTAAAGAATCTATTGGATGGATAGACGATCACATTGTTATCATTGAGACTAATGACACTGACATAGATACTATATGTGAGGGAGCAATAGCATCTATACTGAGGAAGGGTATCACTGGCTTAGTGGTTGACCCATATAACATGATCACTCGTAGTGGTGGACACAGTGAAGAGGCTAGCTTAACTAACATAAGATACATCCTAAAGAAATTAAAGTCATTGGCCCTTGAGTATAGTATCACAGTATATCTTATAGCTCATCCAAGGAAAATGATACAAGAGGTTGGTAGAGCATGCGTTCCAACCGGTTATGATGTTAGTGGCAGTGCAGACTTTTATAATATTGCAGACATTGGGATAACAATATCAAGAGTTGAAGATGGTCAATCTCTTATGACTAATTGGAAGAGTAGATTTCCGCACTTCGGGAAGACAGGTAGTAACATAATAGATTTTGATCTGGCAACAGGATCATATAGTGACCCACTATCAGGGCATCAAGGTAGCTTAGGTTCTGGAAGTAGTTGGAGTGATGTTGAAGATAAGGTTGATGAATATTTTTAGAGCTGCCATTTCTTATCACTCACTAGGTCTATAATAACTTTCTTAGGAACACTGAATTCCTTAGCCAACCTTTCTATACCTATACCTCCATCTCTATATCTCTTTAATATATATATGATCTCTTGTTTAGTTAGTGGTGGAATCACTAATGATTTCGGTAGGTTATCAGGCATGAATAGATAATTATTCCTATTGCTTTATAATAAAAAATGTAGAACAAAATATTAAATATAAAAGGGGGACCACCCAGTGTACAGGTGGCCCCCCTTTTATTATTTACGGCTCTATTTCAACGACCCTACCAAACGGTGGGACATTGGTATATGTAGGATAAGCCACGGCGGGGTAGGAAGAGGCCCACATAACAGGATACTTAGGCTTGTCACCATAATCTTTACTACCTAGATCGGTAAAGATTATCACCATGTCAGGTGACTTCTTCTTCTTGTTAAAATATTCAAACACTGGCCTAAACCTAGTACCACCCCACCCACTAAACTTCTTAGGCATCTTCTCACCCTTAAGAACATTAACAATATTCTTTTTGTTTACTGTCGTGGTGAAGGGAACTATCTCTATGTTCTTAATATTATTTCCCTTCCTTATATCCTCCATCGCTGCAATCAGTAGATTCAAACTGTCAACATCCATGCTGGAACTAACATCCAAACCTATACCCAAATTAATTTCTTGTTTCTTTTTTGGTGAAGGATAGTATATATTATTCCTTAGTCTCTGCCTACAAAATTTCAATGGATTAGTACCGTCGCGCTTACCCTTCTTACCTACAAACCTTGAGATATCTACCTTCCAATTTATCTTAGGTGTAGTGATCTTAGTTATATGTCTATCAGCTTCACCTGCACCCTCATATCCGCAAGCTACTGACACTGCTCTAGTGTTATTAAGAAACTCTTTGTGAGCCTCCATCTTTTCCTTCATCTCTTCAGGCTTTAGAGCCTCACCTTTAGGCCCTGAGGCTTCAATGAATTGCCCCTGTTGAGCATTCTCCCAGTCTTTAGGGTCTTGCTCATTCGGTGGAGAATCTCCCGGTGTAGGCTTATCGCTCTTACCTTGTCCCCCATCTCCATCTCCATCTTCAGGAGGTTTTTCTTTATCCTTATTGAGTATATCATATACTGCTTCAAAGCTCATCCTTGAAAGCTTCTCATCCCATAGCCATCCCCATTCCACTATCTGGGGATACCTATCAAGCATGATACCATTAACAGAATAATCTGCTGCTACGTTTGCAAGCTTATGCTTTCTTTTTCCTACTCTGAATGGGTGAAGCAATCCAACGTGCCAAGTTTCATGTTCAACTGTAGCCTGTGTCTCAATGAATATAGATTCCTTCAGATGTTGAGGAGCAAAGACTATAACTTCACCATCAGTAGCAGCAGTTTTAATCTCCTTCCCTTTGTATACATCAGAAATGATATAGTCCATTGCCATTGATACGGTACCAGCGAATGGTTCCTGTTGTATGATATTAGATCTAGCCTTTCTTATCACATCAAAGTATTCTCTATAAAGATATATCTCATTCAAAGGAAAGTCCTTTGAATAGACACACTCAAGTGTCTTACTGCTCATTCTAGCAGAAATATCTAGCATTTATATTTTCTCCTATGATCTCATCATGCCTGACAAACCTGAAAGTATATGCTTAGCATCTGTTGCTATAAGCTCTCGCTTATCTTCATCCTCTCGCAATTCTGAGGGATGATACCTAGTGAGTCGAGTCACCATCTCATATCTCATAGCCTCAATCTTAGGGTTATTATTTATATTCATGTAACCAATAACCTTTGAAAGATCTTCGACGTTACTGATAAGGCTATCCCTGAACATGTTCCTTACTTTACCATCCTCCTCAATGGTATATGACTCAAGCCTCTCAGCCACCCTACCTACAACGGTAGCAACCTTCTCATTTATTTCATCTACAATTATATCAAGATTTCTTTGAAGCTTCTGCTCCATCCTCTCTTTGAACCTACGCTCTACCTCTAGGGATCCAAAGGTTACAGAGGCACTTGGGTCTGGCGCTGTAGCTGCACCCACTATCATATAGAAATTAGACTTAAGCTCATCCCTATCAGGGTAATCCCCTCTATCATATAGAGTTCCAAGGTTAGCCTCAGCATACTTGAGTACCTCCTCATAATCACGTACAAAAGTCACCACCTTACTACCTATGGCGGCCTCAGCCTCCATGACTAGAGGCTCTATCTCATTGAGCCACATCTCTTTGGTAGCAATGCGTTCACCTGAACCCTTACCCCAAGGGGAAGACTTATCATATATCAAACCCCTATACTTACTGATGGTTGCCACTGCATCCTTATATGATGGATGTCTTGCCCACTTCTCTTTAGTGACATTGATACACTTGATTTCAGCATTAGTTCTATCTGCAAGATCCATCTTCTCTTGCTTAATGCTCATGTTATTGCCGGGTACTTTAGATTCAACTGTAAAGACTACATAACTATCTGGATTAAACATTCGTTCTCCTATTATTTTGTTTAGTATTTGTTGGGTGTTCCGGTGTATTCAGTGATAAGCTCTGTGAAACTTGCACTGTCACGCACTTGATCAGATACCTTAGCTATAGCGTGTACTGCCATACCAATAAACTCTGAAGGCATCCTCTTAAGATACTTACATATATTCACTACCTCATAATCTTCTACCGTTTTCCCTTCCCTGTAAAGATAACGAAGCTCTGAAGTTATATTAGCAATGACTCCAAACTGCTCACCCATACCATCGGGAAGCTTAGCACCATCAGGTGCAGAGGTTATAGATGCAAAGCTTGGTAGCTTATCAGCCAAACTGACAAAGGCTTTATACTTCTCATACTCAGCCGTACCTACTGAACCACTACCCATATTATCAGCAACTTTGTTGTTCTTAATTAGTCTCATGTAACTGGTTGAAGGTTCTTCCATCATCAGTATCTTATGTCCAGCATTAAGCTTATCCCACCCACGGCATGTAGGCTGAGCATCATCCATACTGCTAGCATCAAACTTGTATAGAGATTCTTTCTGCCATTCGATATAGCTAACGATGTATGGGTTGATCTCGTTAGGTATAGCGAAGTTGTTTATCCATTCCTTACTATCAGGATAGTGATTGATAGTAAGTAGTCTACCCTCAAGCATTGCCCTACTAAGATCTATAGAATTACAACCATCCTCTGATCCATTGCCTGCTGCCACGAACATGATGTTATCACCAATCTTACACCCCTCTATCACCCTGGATTGAAAGGCACTCTGTACAGCAGCATGTACATCTGGTTCAGCATTAGTTATTTCATCAAACAATAGAAGCTTAGGTTTCTTTGAATCACCTCCTGTGATTCTCTTTAGAGGGTAATGTTCCAGCATCTTAGTACCATGATTAGGAACAAACAATCCTTGAAGTTCTACAGCAGAGTATCTTGACAATATAATCTCATCATAATCCCAATCAAACATCATAGCAATCTGTTTAATCATATCTGTTTTACCAGTAGCCGGTGGACCCTTAACGAATGGAACTATAGGTGCCATGCCATACAGTTGAGTCTTAAGGCACGCTAGTACTGTCTGTTGAGTAGTGTTAAAATCGTTGATGCTCTTACCTTCAGGAAATACTATTTTATTATTCATTTGTTCCTCTTGTTTTATTAGTTTTAATATAAGAACAATCAAGGGGGGAGAATATCTCTACCCTCCCCCCTTATCTTACTGCTTAGAACCGCTCATGGTTGTCGAGAGTGTCATTAAAGGTTGCGTAGACACAATTGCCACGAGTGACAACAGTAAAGTCAGCGCTCCACTTCTTCCTGATATTAGAAGCTGAAGTCAAGGCACTGGAAGCAGAGGAATACTGCTTAATGCGTGCAGACTTACCGGGTGAACTTCTCAGTGCATCCTGTGTCTGTGTATGCCAATGGTTCCTTGAGTCAGTCCTATCGGGGATCTCTTCCCATACGAATGTATTATCAGCCTTGTTTCGAGTTGTCATTTTGTTTCCTTTTTAGTTTATGAATGAACTTTCACTTAGAGTAGAGTTTATTTCTTCTATTGTTATTGCTTCTGTTTGCTTTATATCATCTATCATTTCATAAAGCAAGTTGACCAACGCTCTTACTGATTCTTTATCTTCTCCTTCCTTGTCATATATTATAGTAGTAGAGTCTATGCTTAAATCAGGTGCATCATTGACTGCCATGATAAGGTTATCATCATATTCCTTACCTATTACCTTATAGTGTTCAACACCCATTTCTTGTTGATCACTATTGTTTTCATCTAGATAAAATACTTGTGCAACATAATACAAGTCACCATCCTTGACTACCTTATACTTCCATATCATACAACATACTCCTTAACTACTAAAGTGGTGGACCCTCTCAGATTTGAACTGAGAACCATCCAGTTATGAGCCGGGTGCTCTAACCATTGAGCTAAGGGTCCGTAAGTCATTGTTTTATATAACCTTTAAGGTTTCTGTGATCCGCTGGGGTGGTCGCTCGACGAGCCTAGCACACTCGCCGGACGAGTGCAAACGGCGGGTACCAGTTGGAATTGTGACCATGTAACCATACAGTTACTACATACTAGCTGTTCATCAAACTTATGTTTATGTTTATTAGTATGGCAATCACATTTGTTTACAAACTTAATTTTACCGGGTGTACTATGTCTGCTTATCTCTTCCATGCTTGGTTCCTTATGATCCTTGAGATTGCCTGTTGACTTACGTTAAAATGTTTAGCTAGGTATGCCTGAGTTACACCTCCCTTATTATATCTAGCAATTATAACCTTGACCTCTGCCTCAGTAAGTTTACTCTTACCATTACCTTCACCCCTTAGGTTAGGCTGTGGCTTTACGTCATGGCTTAGTCTGTAAATAGATTTCTTCATGCTATCTCCTATGCTTTGAAGTTTTATTAGTGTAGGTTTCTTTATATAACTTGCCAACCTTTCTTGCAAAGTTATAATCATAACAGATCGCAACAATAAACCACGTTCCGCTGGTCCCATTGCATTCCACAATGTATCCATTGAAGTCATCTATTTCTTTTTTGATTCTGGTTTTCATAATATTACTTACCTTATGCTTTGAAATGTTCTTCATGTATAGTTTCGTATCCATCATGATCAGTTATATAAGATACCATTAGTATCCTTGCTGGTATTGTGATAATTTTCAGGTCAGCATGGAGTCCAGATGCTTTCTTTTCACCATAACTTTCAATGCATTCAATAAGAAACCTATGACTCCTCATCATAACTGAACTGCAATCAGCAAAATCATCTACTGCACCAAAATGATTATAGTCCCAGTACCATCTAGCATCTGGATCACTGGTATTGGAGTTAGTCTTACAATGCATATAGTCCATGAAATTATTACTGAGGGCATAGCCTCCGTATCCCTTATTCAAAACTATCTTACATTTTCTCTCAGTCATTTCGTTTCTCCTACTCTGTAGATTAGTACCCTATATGACGCTATACTGGTACATATTAACTACCCCTGGGGTACTCATTTTGGCAGCTAAAAATGGTGAAGATTTTACATTAAAGTCTCCTTCAGATCTCATTAAAATTGATGTTAAAGATGATAAGAAACCAGTTAAAAAGACTGGTGTAAATAGAGAATTAAATGAGGCACAACGTAGGTTTATACATAATGTGATGGACACTAGGTTCAAGTCTAATGCTGATGCTTATGCTGATGCTTACCCTGACACTAATATGTCACGCCAAGCTATGAGTAGTGAGGCCTATAAGCTTAAGAAAAAGCCCCATATCAAGGCATATTTAGACAGTCAGGTTAAGCTACAAGAATCTAAGCGTCAAGTTAACTCCTTAAATACACGGAACTATGTAGAAAATAGGCTTATGGAGGAGTCTCAAAGGGGTTTCGATACTACCCCAAGCTCAAGACTTAAGGCGTTAGAGTTACTAGGCAAGACTGTTGGTCTTTACATAGATGTAAAGCATACAGAAGTTAATATGCCAGACTCTACCAATGAGATCCTTAAAGAAATAGAAGAGATTTTATCTAAGACTAGCCCTCCTGCTATAGAGATAAAAGCTATTGACGTATCGTTCAAGGATAATAAGGAGTAGACTTCCTTTCTTTAATGGTCCACTTACTTGGGTCTACCACATCATCAACCTCACGATAGTTACCATTGATATCCTCGGTGTCAGGAGTTGCTGGCTCTATTTCTTCAAAATCTATGTAACCATTATACTTTAGAGCAGCTTCCCTACGAATAGAATTGTCCTCATTAAATGAGTCTATGTTATCCCTAGTAACTGGCTGGGGATCTATGATCCTGACCGACCTTACCTTATATACATTTTCACTTGTCTGATTGAGAGGGTCAGGGATAAAGCTTTCAACTGCATCCATAAGGGAATCAGCCTCAACCTCTGTGGTACCAACATACCTACAACTCCATCCAACCTTATACACAGGCATTATACTTCTCCTTGATTCATTAGTTGTTTAGTTTATTATTCAAGCTACAAATGTCTTGAGTATGTCTGGCATCCATCTCGGAGCATCCATCTATAACACTAGATACTATGGTTCCTAGTGAGTGAAGCTTCTCCTCTACGTTATTTATGTGAGTGGTCTGCATCTCAATTGCCTTGTATATAGAGGACACTGAGTCCATTGCTACATTGAGAGAGTCAAGACAAATCGTTATCTTATCGTCCTGTACCTTAAACCTCCGGTCTATAAGGTCAACTATATCCTTAATCTTATCTGCCTTGACGTTAGATAGTACATCTTCCATGCCCTTAATTAGATCCTTCATGTGACCTCCGGTTAATCAATAGGTTCAATTGGTTCATCAACATCTGCTTGTGTATAGTATCCCAGTATCTCTGGCCTATACCTACTCAGTACATCTTTAACACATGAATCACATACCTTAGCTAGAGGTATACCTCTTCCATCGCTCTCCCACCATGTGAATTCATGTACATGAGATCCATATTTACACTCAATATCCTTAGCTTTCAAGGCGACCTCCGGTTATTCATTATGATGGTCTGTATGTATGTTAAGACTAGGAGCTGGATCAGCATGGAATTCTATATGTGCAGCATCACGCTCTCTCATGTCAATGAGATACTCACTAGCAGTATGCTTAGATACCTCACTGATGGTATCCTCGAATACCTCAACCCTTATATGGTCTCTGTTATTTCCATCCTGTATTACTATATCAATTGACACTACATCACCAGGGTTATCATCATGAGCGAATACACCTAGACCATAATCCTCTGACATAATCACTTGTCCTTTCCTTATCATCTTACCCCTTCCTTTGCGAGTCTCATTATGTCAGCGAAGTCAGTACGTGATGCCTCTTTATACTGTACTTTCTGTCTGTATATGTCAACCCTAACCCTCTCTCCACTCACTGTATCTACAAGTATGAAGTATGACATTTCATTATGAGGATGATTGCAGTGCATCATCATCAAGTCCTTACCTATCTTGGTACCCATGTTGTATAGATCATGATGAAAGGGATCGCTATTAGGTGGTATTGGATCCATGTCTCTTGTCTTTACTATCATGGTTCTCCTCTATCGGTTACTCAATATAAGATCAAAGATAACATCACCCTCTTCTTCTTCAGGCTCATGCCTAGAGCATTTAACCTCTTCGTTGTTCTCTTTACTTAGAGAATAACAATCAGAACACTCAGCATAATACTCACTGAGTTCAGTCTTTACCCAATGATTCGGCAGGTTGTTAATCATTGTTACCAATCCTCCATTTCAGGCTCAAGGTCTACAGGTATAAGGTTAACAGTGTGTATGGGACAGTTTCTAAAGGAGCCAGTTAAAGCCCTTATCTCCCAGCATTGTTGACAGAACTCATCCTCAACATAAGCCTTACCAAGTATCCTCTTGGCTAGATCCTTGAAGTAACTAGGTGACTCTGGATCAATGGACTTAACCTTCATCTTGTGTCCCCTTTTCATTAGTAAGAAACTGTTCTATGTAAGCAGAGCTATGGTTGGAACATTTGTTAGATACATCATTGAACACTACCTTGATCTCCCAACATTTCCTGCAATATCTCCATTTGTCGTACATATTAAGGCTTACTGCAACATCCTTAAAGGGATCTCCTATTATGTGGTCACCCCTGGATCTCAGTTCATCAACAGTATTCATGGTGAAGGGTTCATCCTTACCTATAACTACATGACCTGTCGAGTCATCAAGTACATCCTCAAGAGCAGTTAGCTTCATGTTAACTCCTGTCATCCTTAATGTTTAATGTTTAATGGTTTATGTGGTTTGTGGCTCGGTCCCAAGTGGACGATAGCACACCAAAACCAGTTGTCAAATCCCATAATGGCAATCCCATTATGAAACCCAGCTTAGTTCTTATCCTTAACCCTTTCCCTTAGCTTAACTCATCTAGTATAGTGTTGTATGTTATATGTATAATGTCTTAACTCAGCTCAGCTCAACTCAACTCAACTCAGCTCAACTCAACTATGCTAGGATCATACACTGGAATATAAAGGATATAGCTCTCCTATATGGCTTTCCTTTCCCAAAAGACTGGGAACCTATAGGGGCTCTCCCTATAGGCTCCCTGCCTTATATGGTTTTTTTTACTTGGTCAGCTTTGCACCCACCTTCTTCTCCCAAGCCTTGAGTTCATCCATCCAATATGGCGACTGGGATTCGGGGTAGACGCCCGGACCCGTTATGGATCCGGTCACCAGTGGGAGAGTCTTCCCCCGAAAGGTGTAGCCTTTTGTGTTGCCATGGCACGCATGGTTATATGCTTGGAGGTAACAAACACCCGCAGCATTCGTATTCAGCTTAAAGACCCAGTTGGCAGGGTCGATAATCTTCGCCTGCCTTTTGGCATCCTTGCCGCTCTCCTTCTCCTTCTTATCGAGAAAAAGCTGCAAAGCTTGCTCTCGCTCCTCCGGAGAAAGGTTCTTGATATTGATTGGATCCGGCATTGATTCACCTCTTTCTTATAGCAAGTGGCCCCGGCCTTGAGTGGCAGGGGATGGAATACCATTTATGCTCTCAATGGGATCAGAAGTCAAGAGAAAAAGAGGGTGAAGGCAAAGTTTTTTGGGGGAGAAAGAAATCGGAATACTATAGGATCATGAGCCTTTTGGCATAGCATTTGCATATGGTAACTAATGTCATAGACACTGCCATATCATATGGTATTGTTGCACTAACACTGAAGAAACCATATAGGTTATTGCATCGACACTGAAGAAACCATATGAGTTTATGCATTGACACTGAAGAAACCATATGGTCTGGAATACCCTAACCCATCCGATCCGTTAACCCTAGGGATTTGCTATGGGGTTGCTTCCCCATATGGGAAGA